AAAAAGTCATATGTTGGCATATTAGTCCTTAAAATATTTGTTCAACATTTCTAACTGGTCATCATACTCAGCAATAATCTTTAACTCTTTTTCAATAGTTTCTAATGTATCAGGATGTTCAGCAACACCAGCTGGTCGTTGCATTAATACTTCTACATTGATTCTATGTTTTTCAATATGACCTTTTGCATGGTCTTTTAAACCTTGAATAATAGGTTGTTTTAAATTAATATCAGCCATTCTTTACTCCTTGTCTGTACCATTCTGGCATTTTTGCCGGTGCCTTCCATGTGGCAAATCTTTTCTTTTCTAAAATATAATACTTACGATAACTTGCAACTGCGTCACCTGGTACTTTACAATGTTCAGGCATAGCAGGTTTTGGTTCTGTCGCAATGACATTATATTTAGCGTTCTTAGGTGGATGTCTTAGAATATCACCAAGTTTATCAATCGTAACATGGTTTTTTGTATGATTGTATCTTTTCTTGTACTCATCATTCAAAGCCATCATATGTAAATATAACCATCTATAATTGTAGGCACTTTCAAACAACCAAACTGTACTAGGGTGTTTTACCCAACCAGCTTTGTATAGCAATGGTTCTAAATTAGGATTTGGATGTCGCCATCTTTTAATCTTACGACCATTTTTTGTTTTATCATAGTATTCAGTACCGTCTTGTACTCTATGACAGGTTGATAAAAGTTGTGCTGATTCTAAAATCATTTTTACAATGTGTTTATCACACATTTGTTCAGCAGCTTTTACTGGATGTTTATCTACATAAAATATATTCACTTGACCTCCTAATGTAAATGTTTTCTGTATAAATCCATTCTCTTAAATTTTCTACATAGTTTTGTAAACACACCAAACCAAAAGTTTTTTGCCCAATTTGACCTTGAATTCTTACAAGCGTCAACAGCATTATTGATTAATCTCTCTTGTGTTTCCTTTTCACCATATAGTCTTTTTAAGTCAGCTTCTGTAATCATACTAATCATTATATCACACTCCTATTCAATGTCAAGCCTATGGTTGTTTAGACTTCTCATTCCAGTCCATTATTTGGTCTAATTTTAATCTAATTTCATCAGGATCCAGGTCACTTAGTTCTTTTGCACCTAGTTTTCTGACAAATCCTTTATAATCTCGTTCTTTTTTTCGTAGCTTGGCACTTTTGGCCTTCTCTTTTGCAAGTTCTCTAGTTAGGTTTACCTTTTTGGTTTTTGCGACTTCTTCTTTAGCCTCTTTTCTAGTTCGTAAAGATATGTTGGCCGCTATCAATAACAATACTGCCAATGGGTCAAATACAAATATTAATACAATTATTACCCACCTTACAGCCTTGTCAAAATGGTCTTTTGCCTCGTCACCATAAATTAATTCTGCAACATATTTGATAGGTCCTACTTCGGCCTCTATCTTATCTTGTTCTAATTGTAATGTACCTTTTTCTTCGGTCAATTTTGCAATCTCATTAATTGCATTATTAATTGCCAAGTTCAAGGCCTCTCGTTCAGGTTTTTGTTTTTCTCTTTCTTTTAGACCTCTAGTCACATATTCTAAATCAATATATTTTTCTAGTGTCTGGTCTAATAGTGTTAATGTATTTTGTGACCTATCAATAATAGTTTGTTGTGTAACAATTTGTTTATCAATCAATTCAATCTTAATATTATTAGATGATGTTGGTTGCACCTGGTCTAAGTGTGCCTTTGATAGAAAACCAAATATACCCATTGATGTAATGAATATTAATACTATAACAGCAAATGTAAGATATGCCTTTATAGTTTTTGGTACAAGTTTATTGCGCCAATTATTATACAACCATGAGGCGGCTACAAGTTTACCAACTTCTAACGCACTACCCATAGCAATAATAGGTATAACTGCACCTGCGAATAAAGTAGCAAGTCCCATAATAGAATAGCCAGCCGCTATTATAGATATAGAAATCGCACTTAAAAATGTTATTATAATTGTAAGCATATAAGTCCTAATCTATTTGTGGTATGTCGTATTCAGTTCTTAATTTTTTAATAATACTTTTTAACTTTGGAAAGTATTGTTTATCAGTTGCATATGCACTTAAAGTTCCAACATACTTTAACGAATCTTGTTCTCCGTTATCTCTAAGTTCTCTGTACTTATCATAAGCACTACCATTATTTATGATGTCAATATAATGTTGAACACTATCACATTCGTGCATATAAACTCTAACACCCCACTTTTTAGGATTATTTGAAGGCAACATATGTGGTTCTCTTAAATCATAAGTTCTAATACCAAATAAGTTTTTACCCTCTAGTGAAAATCTACTATTGCCCCAACCACTTTCTAAAGCCGCCTGAGCCAATAATACTTCAAAATTTACAGGTACAATATCAGTTGTTGTATTGTAAATATAATTTACACATTGACTTACACTATTAATAAATGTCTGATTATTTGCTCTTTCAAAATCAGGCAATTCATATGTAGTAATTTCTTCTAAGGTTTCAGCAATTTCGTTTGTTTCTTGTTCTTGTGCATTGACTTGACCATTTTGATACAAATGATACATACCAAAACCAAATGCAACTATCACAACCACCATAAGTGTTTGTGTAATTAGTTTTATCTTTTCTATTAGTTTCATTAAGACCTCTTACTTCTCATAACAATGTATTCATAGCCTTGTATGGTTTCTGCTTTACCATATTCACTATCACCAATTTTAATGGGTTTCATTCGTCTTTGAAAAAATGCAAGACCACCTTCTTCTTGTAGTTTTCGCATTTTACCAAATAGTTTTTCTGATTGTCTTTGTGTTAAGTTGGCCATTACATCTTTTTGCCAATTGCCTGTGTAATAGACCATTTTAGATTCAAGTTTATTATCTCTAAACTTGATTAGAGTTTCAGGTACTTTCTCAATTTTTGCTTTGAGCCACCTATCAATTTCTTTAGAAGCCATAATATATCTCTCCTTTTTAAGTTTATAAACCTTTGATTAAAAACTTTTCAATCACATTCTTTGTCGGTATTACAGTAGTGTTACCACCATCTGATAGTTCACCGTGTTCATCATAGTTATAATCACTCATTAAAATATGTACATTCTTGTCTGCCTTTACCAACCATCCAGTTGATACACAAATAGCAGGTTTAGATTTTTGTATTTCTTTTAATGTTCGCCAGCCAGAATCACTTTGTATATCTTCCCAATAGACCATATAAAAGTCAAAATGAAAAGGTATAGCAGGTAGTGTTTCTGTTTTTTTAATATTTCTTTTCTTCTTTGCCATATTCTTTATTCATTAAGACACCCATAAACAGACCTGCCAATATAATAATCACAAGTTCTTGTGGTACATATTGGTAAATTGTTTGTAGTATATCGTTTATTTTTTCTACTACGAACATTCTTTATCAGCAATTTTTGTGTCTTTTAATAAAGAACACTTATATTTACTGTCTGCGTTCATTCTAATTTCAGCAGCTAAACCTTCTAAGATTTGAGGCAAATGTTTTTCTAAAACATCTGTCATTTCTAAAGCAAAGTTGTACGCTAACTTTTGCATTTCATTTTCCAATACTGACATATCTACATTGTTACCAGAAACCTTTTCTTTGATAACATGAGCAATCACAGCCGTATTGTACTCATCTGCTTGTACCGATTTTGCAAAGGCATTTAAACCTAACCACAAAACGGCAAGTAAAAGTATCATTTTTTTCATAATTTAACTCTCTCTTTCTATATTTATGGTACCAATATACACTAAAATATAGCCTAAGTCAAGCGCTTTTTTGTACTTTTTTTCGTTGATTTTACTTGGTTTTTTGATTAATAGGGGGTGTGACATATCTAACCACCCCCTATATGTGTATGATTCGCTACTGAGATAGCGCACCAGATGTTGAACCTTTTTGTAGGCCTTCTGGTGTTTTATAGTCATCATTCCAACCAAAGGCCTCTTTGACCACGGCTGTTGATAAACCTTTATAGTGTTTATGCAATTCTTTATCTTTCATTCTAACGGCTACTTCCGCTTCACCTTTACATAGACCTTCAAGTGATTGAATAAACATAGTTTCTTTTCTAGTTTTAGAAAGTGTATTATCTGCACCAGTTACATAGTGCCAATAAGTTCTACTTTCATTTTCTAGGTAAGTATGTTCCGTACCCTCTGGCGCTTCGTTAGCCATATATGGGGGTGTACCTTCTGGTAAATCCCATGTAATATTGGGGTCAAACGAGCCTTTGATAACTCGTCTTAAACCTGGACTATCGTGCTCTTTTAGAACAGCAATCTTTTTAGGTTTGTCTTTTGC